GATTCCTTGAAAGAATATATTGGTTCTTATTGGTATACGCCAGAGCATAAACATAAAGAATATGAGTTAGCGGTTTACTTATATGATACTAGAGAGGAAATGATTAAAGATAATAAACAATTAAAAGGATCATTTGGCTTATTTATTCCTGCAAGTCAAAATAGTTCATATATTGGAAGTATAAAACTAGCTAAGGATGCCTTAACTATTGATACAATTGTTCATGAATGTTGCCATGCCGCGATAGAAACTTGTTATCATATGAGCAAACATTTATCTAAAAGATATGAAGAAACTATAGTTGGGATTACTGGGTTATATTCAAAGGCATTAATAGAAAAATTGAAGGATAGAATAATATGGCAAAAGTGAAACAAACTACTTTTTATCCTGGCGGGAATTGTCTATCTGCTTGCTTCGCTTCTATATTTGAAAAAGATATAAGTGATATTCCAGATTTTATTGGTATGAAAGATTTTTGGGGTCAAGTGATAGAATATTTAGAAAGTATCGGTTATGAATATAATGGATTAGTAAGATTCAACAATGAATATAATAGATATATAAAAGATGGATTTTATATTGTTATGGGAAAATCTGAACGTGGTTGCAATCATGTTTGTGTTTATAAAAAAGGTAAATTAATATTTGATCCTCATCCAAGTGATTTGGGGTTAATGTGTGAAGATTGGATTTTAGATATAACTATTAAGGATACAATTTGACGCGCGAGAAAATATCGCTCGACATTGAAAGAAAGATATTAATTTTACTTATAGTTAATACTCGTTTTTGTCGGTAAACGGCATGGCGATTGTTTTACTAATATGCACTCGATTCTAAAACCTGGTCATGTACTAATTGGAAGCGAACGTCCTATATGTAGCTTTATTAACGATAAATTGCAATTTCTAAATAGGGAAGATGCTTATTATGAAGCATTAGAAAATAATCAATGTGCTGAACAAATAAAACCTACAGAAGAAATATTAGATAAAATAAATAAAATGTTTGTAGATGATAACCCTAAATATGAATGGAAACCACAATTAGTTTCTGAGGATTTGTGGTAATATGAAAAAGAATGATTTTTATAATTGTTCTTATGATGAAGCAAAAGAAATATGGGAAAGGGCTTTAGATGGTGCTCAGGATGTGCCTGGAGATATGGGAGAAGCCGAAGCAATTATGGTAATACAATATATGGTTAGCAAATTAATTAAAGATAGATTTGACAAAATAAATTAAGGAGATAATATGGAATTAAAAGAAATAGTATTCAAGTTAATTGGTCCTATTAACCCTATTGGTGAAACTAATGAAGATAATAAACGATTTGAAAATCTAAAAATAATGTGCGATTTAATTAACGACCTTATACAATATACTGATGATATGGCTTATTGTAATAAAGATCATTATGAGTTTTCAAGAAAACGTGCTTCTGATTATGTATATAATTTTCTTACAAACAAAATTGGCATAGCAGAATAAGGAATATTTTATTACTAGAGAAAAGATAAAATTAGATTCTGAAGTTTCTATCCTTATAAATTGCATCACCAATGATAGGTTCTTGCAAGAAATGATACCTATTATTAGAACTAATTATTTCAAATTAGGGTACTCAAAAACCGTCTATAAATGGATAAAAGAATATTGGGAAGTATATTCTTGTGCGCCAAAAAAAGATATTACTAATCTATATAAACAAAAATATGCTTTATTAAAAGAAGATTCTGATGAAGATGATGCAATCAAGTTGTTCCTTTCTAATCTATCAAAAAAATATGAAGAGTATTCAGAAATAAACAATATTGATTTTTTATTGAAGGAAGCAGAAAATTATCTAGCTATTAGGTCAGGAGAAATATTAAAAGAACAGATTGAAGATGCAATATTATCTAATGATAAAACCAAACTTGAAAATTGCATTTCTAATTATAAGAGAGTAGAAAAACCAACAGGCCAGGGCATTGATTTACTACATGACCATAACAAGATATTAGAAGCATTGACAAAAGAGCATAATGGAATAATTACTTTTCCTGGCGCTGTAGGAACTATTATTCCCCCGATTTGCCGTGGTGATTTTATGTCATTTTTCGGGCCCGCCAAAAGGGGAAAGAGCTTTTGGCTTTGGTATACAGCAGAAATAGCAATGAGTCAAAGCAACAAGATTATTTATATTCCACTTGAAATGAATGATACAGCAATAATAAAACGTTGTTGGCCATCTATTACAGGGCAACCATTATACAAGCGCGCGATCCATTCAGCACATTTTGAGGAAACAGAAAATGGCCTTTTTACTATTGAGCAAGATGAAAAGGAAATGGACGGAACCAATTTAGAAACAATAGAGGATATGCAAAAGAAGCTTAGGCGATTATACAGGAAGGGCAGAATAAAGATAATTCCAATGGTATCTGCCACGGTGCAAATGATAGAAAGCGTTTGTGATAATCTATATTATTATGAAAACTTTGTTCCCGATACAATTATCATTGACTATGCTGATTATATGGAGGCAGGAGGAAAATATACAGATAACCGTGATAGGATAAACAAGATATGGAAAGGATTGCGGGATTTAGCGAATGAACGGAACATAGCAATAATAACGGCTAGCCATACAGAAAAGAAAACATTCAATGAAGATATAAAGACCTCGCAAGCATCAGAGGATATCAGGAAAATAAACCATGTAACATTGGCAGTAAGCTTGAATGCCACTGATAAGGAAAACGAAAATAATATAATCAGGCTAGGGATGATGGAGATTAGGGAAGGCAGGCATATATCAGATCAAGCCGTGGTATTACAATGTCTAGATTTAGGCAGGCCATGCATAGACAGCAAGATGAAGAAAGAAGTGAATGGGTACAATAAAGTTGAAGAAAAAACGAATTATAAGCGAAAAATTTCTGAAAGATGATGTATAATAAGGATAAGCATGAACCAATATTATGAATACGATTTCAAGCCAAGCATAAAAGACTATAAAAAGTTCCTTATTTCAAAAGGGCAATTGATAGGCAAATATGGATTCAAACCAATATTCATGCCTGATTTTCTTTTTGATTTTCAGAAATCATTAGTCGAATGGTCTATTGAAAAAGGGAAATCTGCTTTATTCGCCGATACTGGATTAGGCAAGACTCCAATGCAATTAGTATGGGCTCAAAATGTAGTACAAAAAACGAATAAGCCTGTATTGATTGTTACCCCATTAGGAGTATCAGCACAGACATTGCGGGAAGCAGAAAAGTTTGGAATAGAGGCAATTCGATCAAGGGATGGAACCTTCAAAGGCAATAAAATAATAGTTACAAATTATGAACGATTACATTATTTTGATCCTGAATTATTTGCTGGGGTTGTATGTGATGAAAGTTCGGCGATAAAAAATCTAGCGGGAAAGAGACAAAAAATAGTAATTGATTTTATGCGGACTAGACAATATCGTTTGCTTTGTACCGCGACGGCCGCGCCTAATGATTATGTAGAATTAGGAACATCAGCAGAGGCATTAGGTGAATTAGGCAAAATGGATATGCTTTCAATGTTTTTCAAATCAGATGATAATACGATGCATCCAGGAACTAGACGATATAATCCGATTTGGTTAGGATTGAAATGGCGATTCAAGGCACATTCAGAAGATCCATTTTGGAAGTGGGTTTCATCATGGGCAAGGGCAATTAGGAAGCCCTCTGATCTAGGATTTGATGATACTCGATTTGTGTTGCCAAAACTTATTGAACATGAATATTCTATCAAATCAGAAACACCAATTAAAAATGGACAATTGTTTTCTATGCCTGCTGTAGGATTGAAAGAACAAAGAGATGAACGACGATTCACGATAAATGAACGATGTGATAAAGTAGCAGAATTGGTAAATCATAAAGGCCTGGCAGTTGTATGGGGACATTTGAATCAAGAAACAGATTTACTAGAAACATTGATTAAAGATTCTAAGCAAGTAAATGGTTCTATGGATGATGACGAAAAAGAAGAAACATTCTTGGCATTCAGTACAGGACAATTACGGGTTTTAATTACTAAACCAAAAATAGGGGCTTTTGGTTTGAATTGGCAACATTGCAATCATATGACATTTTTCCCTTCGCATAGTTTCGAGCAATATTATCAAGGAGTTAGACGGTGCTGGCGATATGGGCAGAAAAAACCAGTTACTGTTGATATAGTAACAAGTGAAGGGGAACAAGGAGTAATGAGAAACTTGCAAAGGAAAATGGTAGCGGCAGAAAAGATGTTTGATAATCTAATCAAGAATATGCATCAAGGAAAAGACCTAGAGCGAAGTACAATATTTTCAGAAAAAACAGAGGTTCCCAAGTGGCTGTAATAGAACAATTGATAACAAAAGATTTTGCTCTATATAATTCTGATTGCATAGAAGTAATTAAGGATATGCCGAAGGAAAGTTTGGATTTATCAATTTATTCTCCTCCATTCGGAGGTTTATATCAGTATACTTCTGCAAACGAGGATTTATCAAATAGCCTAGACTATAAACAATTTTTCGAGCATTACAATTTTGTAGTGGAACAATTAGCTAGGATTACAAAAGCAGGTAGGATGACCTGCGTTCATTGCATGGATGTTCCTAAAGGAATGGATAAAGGATATCATGATTTTCCTGGAGATATCATTCGTCAACATGAATATTATGGATTCAATTATTGGGCAAGATTTGCAATATGGAAAGAACCATTACGGGTGGCAATCAGGACAAGATCAAAAGGATTGATGCATAAACAGATTGTAAAGGATTCAGGATTATGTGGAAATGCTGGGGCTGATTATCTATTAGTATTCAAGAAAAAAGGTGAGAACAAGGAACCAATAAATAATCCTTTAGGATTACAAAAATATTGTGGCGAAAGGGAAATGCCTTCTGGATTATCTAAATATATTGATTGGAAAGATCCAAAAACAAACAAGCGAGCACATTGGATTTGGCAACAATATGCTTCAAGTTTTTGGGATGATATCAGGATAAACAATGTATTGCCTTATCGAGAGGCAAGAGATAGTGAAGAAGAAAAACATATCCATCCTTTACAATTAGATGTTATTGAAAGATGTGTATTGATGTGGAGCAAGGAAGGTGAAAAAGTATTATCACCTTTTGCAGGGGTAGGATCGGAAGTATACGGAGCATTAATAAACAAACGAAAGGGAATTGGCATTGAATTAAAACCTAGTTATTATAGGCAAATGATTAAGAATGTAAAAGAAGCAAAAAACCATAAACTAATGGATAAGTTAATTGAGGAATAAAATGGAAAGTTATTATAATCAGGCTGTAGCCAATTTGAAAGTTGCTAATAAGAAAAAGAGAATGTCATTGATCGGACAATCATTATTTGAGGATAAATAGTTAATGTCTATAAATGTATTATCTTTATTTGATGGCATCTCATGTGGAAGATTAGCATTAGATAGAGCTAATATAAAAGTAAATAAATATTATGCTTCCGAGATAGATAAATATGCTATAAAAGTAAGTGAATCAAATTATCCTGATATTATTAGATTAGGTGATATTACAAAATGGAAGAAATGGAAAATAGAAAAACCAGATATTATTTTAGCAGGAAGTCCCTGTCAAGGTTTTAGTTTTGCTGGCAAGGGTTTAAATTTCAATGATCCAAGATCAAAGTTGTTTTTTGTTTTTATTGATATATTGAAACATTATAAGCCAAAGTATTTTTTACTAGAAAATGTAATAATGAAGTATGAACATAATGATGTTATTTCAAGACAATTAGGAGAATTATTTCAGGATCGAGTTAGAATACCTAGTTTTTTTGATGCTGGCAGATTATCTCCAGTAATGTTAAATAGCTCATTAGTTTCAGCACAAAATAGAAAAAGATTATATTGGTGTAATTGGGATATTACAATACCAGAAAATAAAAGAATAATGTTAAAAGATGTATTAGAAAGCGGGGAAACAAATAGAAAAAAATCATTAGCGTTAATAGCATCATATTCTAATGTTTCAAAAAATCCAAGTAAAAGCACTATAAACAGATATCTAAATAAACATATGTGGCAATTAGTAAAAGAAAAATCTTTATATAGAAAACTAACAGTAGTCGAATGTGAAAGATTACAAACTGTTCCTGACAATTATTGTAATGCAGTAAAGGATTCAAAAGCATATTATGCATTAGGTAATGGATGGACAATTGATATAATTGCACATATTCTAAAATGCAACAAAGAATTAACAAGGAGAAAACATTGAACATTTCCAAGAGTGAATTTATTACTGCAATGAAAAAGGCAATGCCTGGCGTCGAAAGTTCCAATACCATTTTGCAAGGCGCGGATACCTATATTTTTCATAATGGGTATATCTATACCTATAATGATGCAATATCCGTATCTGTACATTTTCCTATAACCAATAAAGCAGGTGAGAACATTTCAGCAGCTATTAAGGCAAAGGATTTTTATGATTTGATTTCTCGCTATGAAGGCGATTCATTAACCATTATTCCTAAAAATGATATGTGGATTATCAAGTCAGAAAATGCTCGGGCAGAAATTACATTGCTTGAGAATAATCTGATTGAGCGTATTGAAGGAATAAAGATCGATCCTAAGCAATTCAAAAAGATTCCTGAAAGGTTCATGGAAGGAATGGCGATATGCAATTTCTCTTCTAAGTCTCAATTATCAGGATTGTTTTGCTCAGATCAAGTAATGGTTTCTGCTGATGAACTGAAGATAAATTGGTATGGATTAAATGATGCTTTTATTACTAGTTTTTGGATTACCAATGATGCCGTAAATAATTTATTGAAATTGAATGAGATTACCAAATACCATGTATCAGATTCATGGGTTCATTTTATGACCAAGGACAAGACTATTTTTTCCTGCAAGCGATTAGTTCAAGATAATTACCCATTTGACAAGATAAATACATTGGTTACTACCCATGCGAAAGAAAAAGGCGATATATCCAATGAATTGCCAAATAAGCTTATTGATGCAGTGAATAGGGCAGCGGCATTAAGCACGAATATTGAAAGTTTCGATACTGTTAAATTGACATTTACTCCAGAGATGATAGAAGTATTCGCGCAAAGACCAAGCGGAAAATATACGGAAAATGTTCCGTGGGAAAAGCCATTCAAGAAAGAATTTGATCCAATCAGCATTTTCGTTGATTATAACATGATTGAAAGCGGGATAAAATATTCTAAAAGTTTCTATCTGAAAAATACTGTAGTTAATGAGAAAACTAGGACCAGAGTTATATTTGTTTCAGAGTTTGGGATTCAGTTAATTTCTACTTTTGATGGAGGAGAATAGATTTTACTTAACAAATGTTTAGTAGTTTATACTATAAATCTATTAAAAACAATCCCTTTATTGTTTTAATTTGCTTATTATATGATATACTATTATTAAGGTTGATTGATAGGAGGTTCTTATGAAATACGAGATTGTTAAGCTTTTTATCGGTGGTTTTCTGAAAGGTCTTACTTATACCGAGAAAACCGATATTCAGTTTAATATCAATCAGATAGTTTCTAAGCCTTGTGGGGGATCTCCTTACAAGATCGTTTCTGTTAAGGAGATATAAAATGGAATATATTGATTTGGATAATTTTAAGAAACAGATAGAATTTGAAATGATCGAGCGAGTAAAGCGTGAATATCGTTGGTTTTGTGGGAAAGAAGATTTTTGTATTCATCTTGATGATGTCACAAGTAATAAGAAAAAAGGAGAATAACATGGGTGGACCAGGATCAGGTAGAAAAGCAGGAAGCGGAAAATCTAAAAATACAATGACTGATTTTACAAATAAAACTGGAATAATGGGAAAGAAAGAACGAGTCATTGGAAGAAAGGGATCAAAGACCACTCCCACAGGAAAAGTAAAGATTTCAAAAGCGGCATTGAAACGTAGAGAAGCCAGATATGGAAAAGAAGCCTCGGACAAAATGGGTAAGTATAATTGAAAAACCCTTATTTAGAAAATGATAAGTATTTTTGGTTTGATGAAACATATGATATTTATGGCCCTTATGAAAAATATGAAGAAGCATTAAAGGATTTTAATATTTATTTTGAACAATTACATAAACCCAAAACAAATGCCTAAAGGTTTTTTTTGATTTAGAAGAAACTGCAATAACTCGCGGAGATAAAATATGAATAATTTTATCCATCTTCATTGCCATAATGAATACTCACTCCTTGATGGATTTGGAACGGCTAGTAATTATGCAAAAAAGATTATAGAAAATAATCAATTAGGAATGGCATTAACCAATCATGCCAATGTAGATGGGAATATTAAATTTCAAAATGATTTTGTTAAAGAAGGTTTGATACCGATTCATGGAACGGAGTTTTATATAGTTAATAATATTTCAGAACATATCAAGGGTGAGAAGCGCTCTCATTTACTGGCATTAGTAAAAAATGAAATTGGTTGGACAAATATTCTACAAATGCTTACTATTGCTAATTTGGAAGGCCAATATTATCGCCCTCGCATATCGCCAGAAATATTATTAGAACATTGCGAAGGATTGATTATTTCAACTGCCTGTTCATCGTCATTCATAAAAGAAAAATGGGGAAGGAAACTATTAAATAATCTTTATGATAAAATTGGCGATGATCTATATTGCGAAGTAATGCCATTTCAATTAGATGAACAATTAGTTATAAACAATCTAGCTGTTAAATATGCCGATGCACTAGGAATAAAAGTAATAGCTACTAATGATTGTCATTATATAAATAAGGATGATGCAAAGGCGCAAGAGGTATTGTTAGCAATCCAAACAAAAAAGAAATGGAATGATTCTGATAGGTGGCGATTTGAAGCCACGGGATTATATGCAAGAAATTATGATGAAATGTTTAATGCTTTCAAGAAGCAAAATCGTTTTGGCGAATTAACTATAATAGAATTTCTGAATAATACTATGGAAGTATTTGAGAAGTGTAAAGATTTTAGAATTACAGAGCGCAAAGTACAATTACCAAAAACAAAAGAGCTAGAAGAGAGTAATTTAATAGCGAGCGAATTATTATGGCAAAAATGTAGAAGTGGATTCAAAAATAAAATATTGCAAAATGAAAAAAGAAAATTGAATAAACAAATATATAGAGAAAGAATGTATGATGAGATGAAATTAATAATTCAACAAGGATTTTGTGAATATTTTCTAATCGTCGAAGAAGTTATTCAATGGTGCAAAGATAATAATATAATGACAGGGCCAGGGCGAGGAAGCGCTGGCGGTTCATTAGTTTGCTATTTAATTGGTATTACTAAAATTGATCCTATTGAGTTTAATTTACTATTTTCTAGATTTATTTCTCCTGATCGTATAGACCTTCCTGATATTGACAATGATTTCCAGGATGATAAAAGGCAATTGGTTATAGATCATTTCAAAAATACTTATGGCGAAAATCATGTTGCTTGCGTTTCTACTTTTATGTCAATGAAAGGCCGTGGCGCATTGCGTGATGTTTCTAGAGTATTTGATATTCCATTAAAAGATGTAAATATTGTAGCAGAAATAATTGAAGAGTCAGAAGAAAGCAATAGCTCAATAAAAGAAAGTTTTGATACTTTCGATGAAGGAAAAGATTTCAAAAGGCGGTATCCAGAAGTTGTAAAAATAGCATCAAAGCTTGAAGGGCAGATTCGCGGGAAAGGAATGCATGCCGCCGCTGTTGTAATTTCAAATGATGATTTGCGGAATGGTGATAAGGTATATTTACAAAACAACAAGAATAAAGATTTAGTTGTTAATTGGGACAAATATGATATTGAATTTGAAGGATTGATGAAGCTAGATATTCTAGGAATAAATGCATTAACGGTATTAAACGAGGCAAAAGCTCTAATAAAGATTTCATCTGACATTGACATAATTTATGAAGATATAGAATTGAATGATGATAAATTATTAAAAGAATTTTCAAAAGCAAACACTACAGGTATTTTTCAATTTGGTACTTATGGAATGAAAAAAATATGTACTGAAATGAAAATAAATACTTTTATGGATTTATCTCACGCTAATGCGTTAGGAAGACCAGGCCCTCTTCATGCGGGAATGGTAGATTTATTCGTTAAAAGAAAAAACGGACAAAAGATTCCTAAGCAAAATAAGTTAATTGAGAATATTACTAAAAATACTTTTGGAATTATTGTATATCAAGAACAATTAATGAGAATTGTAAATGAAGTGGCTGGACTTGATTGGACAATTACAGATAAAATTAGAAAGGTAGTTGCTAAAAGTAAGGGCGGTGAAGAGTTTTCGAAGTTCAAAAAAACATTTGCCAATGGTTGTATAAAAAATAAAACATTGAATAAAGAAGAAGCAGAAAAACTATGGGATGAGTTAGCTTCATTTGGAGAATACGGATTTAATTGCAGTCATAGTGTAGGATATTCTGTATTAGCTTATTGGCAAATGTACATCAAGTATTATTACCCATTAGAATTTATTTGCGCTTCATTGACTTGTGGCGCTGATAAAAGCAAGGCAGAAATAATTGAAAATGCTTTAAGGAAAGATTATGATATCAGACCGCCTAAAATTGGAAAATCAGATAGCCATAAATGGATAGTTAAAAATGATATTATGTATTGTCCATTTATTGAGGTAAAAGGATTTGGTGATAGTACGGCAAAAGAAGCTTGCAAGAAAAAAGCAAAAAGTTCCAATAATGGATTTTTTGATTTAGGTGACGCAATAAATAAAAAGATTAAGGCGGATGAAATATTGTCTAGTATTGGTGCTTATAAAGATTGTTCTGTTGATTCAAAACAAGATACTATTTTGAAAGATTATTTTGATTTTATATTCAAGTTATAAAGGAGAATAAAATGATTGAACGTGATGGATTTGATGATGATATTTATGAAGTATCATGTGATTATTGCTCTGAAGATATTGAAATTGATTCTGGTGGTGATTGGCAGGATATGATTAATGAAATAAAAGAAGATGGGTGGTTAATAGGAAAAATAAATAATGAATGGAAACATATGTGCCCTGAATGCAAAAAGAATCGTAAACAATTAAAGTAAATGATCTATCTAAAAATAACTAAGGAGTAAGCCTATTATCTAGGTATTACCATGTGGGGATTCCTGTACTTGTTCCTTGAAATTGATTATAAATGGAAGTTGCCTAAAAGGTTATATGCAATCATAAAGCAATTATATTTTTGGTGCCCATGTTGCGCTGTATATAATTTACATGATGGAACTAGGAATTGCCCTGGATGCCTGCTAGAAAATAATTGTATCGAAGGCGAGCATTTATATAAAACATGGTCAGAGACTACTAATGTAAAAGTAAGAAAACAATATGCTAAAAAGATACTAGATAGTATAATCAAGGGAGGATATTAAAATGAAGTTAAAAGATAAAATAAACAAACAAGTGCTAAACAAAACTGGATTTGATATTCCTCAATTAGGTGGAAATGTTGAATTATCTAAAAAAGAAATATTAGAAGCTTTACGTTGGCAGAAAAGGTGGTTTGAAGATTTTGCTAATGATTGCAACAAACAAATAGATATAATTATCCACGATAATTTTTCTATGGACGAAATATTAGATGATTGATAAACTAAAAATTGAAAAACGATGTATTAAAATTCGTGGGAAAGAATGGTGCTTAAAAAAATTAGCAGAGGAATGTTCAGAATTAAGTGCTTCTATATTGCAATATTTAACTAAGGAGGCATCTGAAACAAACATATTGAAAGAAAGCGCTGATGTAGAAATCGCAATAAGGATAATAAAATTGATATATAACAATAGCTTAATAGAGTATAAGGAAAAGAAATATTTAAGGATTGATAAAAAATGCTCAGAGTTAGAAAATGCTAAATAAAAATAGTTTGTATTTCAAATATCTTAATTGGCGATGGTGGAAACTTAATTGTAAATTATCTGCTTTATTTAACGGAAGAAAAACATATTTTAATAAACATATATTATATTATATTCATAAAATAGAAAATAGGTTAGATAAATATGCTGATTCCTGATTATATTGAAGAATCTATTCTATGGGCAGAAACTTGCATAAAAGGAAGGCGGCGAGGAAAAGGCGAAATAAACCATTTGAAAAACCTGCTAGAACTGATAAAAATATTTACAGAAAAAGATGATAAAAAACTTGAAAGATGATGTATAATATAGATAAGGAGAAAATAAATGAATAATACAGATAATAATATTGAAAAATTAGGATTATGGAAAAATATAACTACATTAGGCGAAGCTATCCATACACTACAAGATAAAGATTTAAACAATCAAAATAATGTAGTGCAAGCAGGAAGAATTATTTTGAATGAATACCTTAAATTAAAGGGAAAATCTTGAGCACACTTTATGTTAAGTACAGACCGCAAACATTTGAAGATATCGTAGGCAATGAATCCGCCATAGCTTCATTATCAAAAGCAATAAATAAAAAGAATCATTCCCATGCGTATATGCTTACTGGTCCCTCTGGATGTGGCAAGTGTGTTGATGGGAATACTATTATTTCAACTAAAAATGGATTAAGAAGAATATCTGAATATTCAACAAATAAAAAAGGCTTCCAAGAAAATAATATAAGTCTTATCACAGTTGATGGAATAGAAAAATCTTCTCATTTTTATGAAGAAGATGTAAAACATACAATAGAAATACATTCTTCGCTAGGCGCATCTATTCGTGGTACTCAAGATCACCCATTACTAACATTTGCTAATGGTAGTTTTGATTATAAAAAATTGAAAGATATAGAAGAAAATGATGTTATTGTTGGTAAAAAAATAAATAGCACCACGGGCAATAATAAATTAAACTATGATTCAAGCACATTTGTTAAAAATAGGCATGATACAACTAGAGTAAATACAATTTTCCCGAAAGAAATTAATGAAGATTTAGCTTATCTTTTGGGTTGTATTGTTGGCAATGGATGTATGTCTAGTTTCTATATAACTGTTTGTTCTCATAATCAAAATATGATAAATGAGATGATTAGGATTTCTAATTCACTTGGATTCCTAACAAACTATTGCAAACAAAAATATTCATTAGATTTTTATAGCAGGGAACTTGCCCATTTTTTCAACTTTCTATTCAGTGGCGAAATTAAAACTGCCAGATTCAAAAGTATTCCTGATTGTATTATTCATGCGACTAAAAATATTCAAGTTTCATTTCTAAAGGGATTGTTTGATTGTGATTCATATATCTATAAAGATTCTAATTTACTAGAATATAGTACTGCAAGCAAAATATTAAAGAATGATGTATTGACTATATTAAACAATATAGGTATTATTGGGTTCCCACGAAGTAGTTATAATAAAAAATATGAACATATATATTGGACAGTATTACTTAGTGGAAACGATTTGAATAAATGGATAGAACTAAGTGGCAATTCAATAAAATATAATTATGATAATTTTGAATATAAAAAAACCAATACTAATATTAAAACTTATCCCGGAATAAAAGAATTGGTCAATAATGCAAGGAATTCAGTACGAAAAGAACTAAATGTAAATAAAGCAGGAAGATATGAGAGATATGGATTATCCCAGGTATTCCCTTTATTAGAAATTTCAAATGGTGAATGTTCTATTGAAACCGTTGAAAAATATTATACATGGTTGCAAAATATTTGGTATTTGTCTAAAGAAAATGAAGAAGTAAATAAGGCTATACAAGTAATAGATTACATCTTAGAAAATAACCTATATTTTTCTGTTGTAAAAAAGATAGAATATATCGATGAGCCTTCTACCGTATATGATTTTACCTTGCCTAAAAATCATAATTTTATTGCCAATGGATTAGTTAATCATAATACCACCGTGGCTCGTATCATGGCAAAAACCATTCTAAAGGCTTCTGATATTTGCATCAATGAAGTAAATGCTTCTAGCGATCGTGGTATCGATACTGCTAGAGAAATTATTCAGCAAATGCGCTATAGCCCGTCTGATGGAAATGTTTCTGTTTTTATCCTAGATGAAGCGCATATGCTAAATAAAACATTTATGAATGCAATATTAAAAAGTATTGAAGAACCTCCAGAATTTGTATATTTCTTTATTTGCACTACTGATCCTGGTAAAATTATTGCTACTATAAAGAATCGCTGTACTGAAATCAAGTTCAAGTCATTGAAAGTAGAAGAATTGCAGTTGGTAATTAAGCGAGTATGTAAACTTGAATCAATTAAATTATCTAATGATATTATTGAAGGTATAGCAGAAAAGGCAGATGGCTCGCCTAGAAAATCACTAGTTATTTTGCAAAGTATTTTAGGGATTGATGATGAAGATGAACGGATAAAGTTTTTAGATAATTATTCAACTACAGAGGAAGATCCGGAAATTATCGAACTAGCTAGGGCATTACTTAATACAAAAAACCAATGGCAAGATATAGCAAAAATATTGAAGAAGCTAAAGGAAGGGAACAAGCTAGATGAGCCTGAAACAGTCAGATACATTGTTTTGGGATATATGTCGGCAGTATTGCTAAATGGTTCTATGAACAAGCGGGCGGCAATTGCATTGGAAGCATTTAGCGAAAACACATTTTCAACCGGAAAGAATGGAATTATTTTAGCGGCTTTCAATACAATAGTATGAATCAAAAAGAATGTAAACAATTAAAAATAGGTACTATGCTAGTATCTTTATCTAGTGGAGATATTTCAATAGTTAGAAAAATGTATTATAGTAAAAATATTTATCCAAATGATTATGTTATTGAATCTGGAAATAATAATTTACCATTAAAATATACAGGTTGGAGAAAAGCTTCTATAGAAGAAATTGAAATTATTTATAAAGATGCGATTAAAGCGATTTGTTGAAAAATATTTGTTTAATGATATATAATATAGATAAGGAGAAATAAATGAAAAACGATTATTGTGGGAACTGTAAAAATCTTGGTAAACTAAAATGTTTTTATCCGTCTAAAGGATTATGTAAAAGCTATGTTGCCAAAAATGAAGTAAAATGTGATTTTATTATTTTTATATTTGATCCTATTTCCGATACAATGGAAAATATTGGCAATATAAACAATAAAAAGTTAATTCAAATACAGAATATTATTAGTGAATAAATCTATTCGTATGAATAGATAAGAATATTTTCAAGGAGCCTATTATGGCGAATGTGAAGAGTCTTGTTGAAGCGGGATTTGATGAAGGACTTGTTAAGCAAGCGGTGGATCAGGCTGGATTTGAACGTAAACGTGGGCGTGGCGGACTTGATCTTGATGTTAAGGGTGTAGAAAAGGTAACAAAGAAGTATACCGAGATTCTTACCAAGCTTCAGGCTAAGGTTGCGAAGTTTAATCCTGAGAAGCTCGATTATGGCGATGAGCCAGTAACCAAGAAGGGAAAGGTAGAAAAGCCAACTCCTCAGAAGATTCCTGCCCCTAAGCCTATTAAGGTAAGGGCTAAGAAGGAAAAGGAAGAACTTCCTCCTGAAGAGGAGGACGAAGTAAATGATGAAGATCAGGAAGATGTTACGGGAGAAGGCGATAGTGAAGATGATGATGAGTAATTAAACATTACTCGGGCCTTGTAGCTCAGATGGTAGAGCAAATGGCTGTTAACCATTAAGTCCGAGGTTCAATCCCTCGCAAGGCCGAGTAAGGGAGAAAAATGAAAATAATAGAATTTGTAATGTTGCCTTATAAGTCTTGGACTGGTGGTTATATTTTAGGAATTATAAATGGATTTATATTGGGTATGTTTATTTGCATTGTAACATTTTTAATAAATAATTAAAGGAGAATAAATGACAAGAGATTTTGAAGCAGATATCAAGTTCAATAAATACCAGCTTGACGAGGTTTGCGAGAAGCACGCATCTGTCTATTGGTATTGGGCAAATAAGCTTGCAGAGGCCAAGAATGCTTTGGGCGATTCTGAAGACAAACTAAAGTTAATTACTTCACAACAGGATAGCTATTATCGAGAAAATTGGGCCGCTAATGAAAATGAATGGGGAAAGAAAACCGATACCGCTGTAGCTGGTAGAGTTAATAATGATGATAAGGTTAGGGATGCTAAAAATGAATTTATTAATAATCAGCATGAGGTAAATACTTTAATCGCTGCTGTATCTGCTTTTGAGCATCGAAAAGGAATGATTGATAATGAAGTGAAATTGCTTATTGGCGGATTTTATGCAACGCCAACGGGAGGAAAGAAGGAAGGTGGAATTGAACAGGCAGAGCGCGAAGTCAGAAACAAGCTAAAGAAGAAATGATTTTAATATTTGTAATTGTTATTATTTCAATTGTATTAGCTGTTAATAAAATATCTGAATATAAACAACAAAAACAAATAGATAAATATTGGCAAAATATAGTTGATGAGTGGAATAGCAATCCAAATCATTTAGTTAAAATGGAGTATAGGTGATGGATATTAAAATTACCCAAGTATCATTTACTCGTAAGTTTAATCTTGGGGGATATGAAACTGAGGATATAAATTTTGTGGCTACTGTAGCAGATGGGCAAAAGCCAGATGACGTATTGAAGGCCCTTGATGCCGCTACGGTAAAATATAGAAAATATCAACTGTCAGATAAGGGAAAGTAATCACTGATGAATGAACAATTGATATTAGAATTAAAAAATATATCATTAGCTTTTCAAGAAATATATGAATATGCTGAAAAGGGTTTTATAGATCATATTCTATTATATTCTGGTGGTAATAAAGTAAAGTTAGACAAAATAATTTCCAGATTAGAAAAGGAGAAATATGAAAAAGAGTAATTCGCTAAAGGATCGGCTAAAGAAGTCTTATGAATCAAAGGATCGTGGGGCAGGTACTAGGCCATCGGCAATGAATTGGAAGCTAGTGGAAGATATCAAGTTTTATAAGCCCAAGGAAGGCAAGAATAAGATTGATATTATTCCCTATGAAATCAAGACCAAGAATGATCCTCTGGTAAAGACTGGCGATGCTAAAGTTGGTGATCAGTCCTATATGCTTGACCTTTGGATTCATTCTAACATCGGCCCGACGCAAGCCCAGATTATTTGCAATAAGGAAAATTTCAATAAACCGTGCCCTATTTGCGAACAGCGCCAGCAGTTTTATAATGATGGCAAGAAGGATGAGGCATCGGCGCTAAAGGCAAAGAGGCAATGTTTCTATAATGTCCGCGATGTAAAGAATAATCCTGATGAGATTCAGATCTGGCCTGTTTCCCATTTCCTGTTTGAAAAGGAACTGATAGAGGAAGCCAAGGCATCTGCTGATGATGGTGGTATCGTTGATTTTGTTGATATCGATGATGGTAAGTCAATTAATTTTAGGGCAGCAGAAACGGAATCAGTTATCAATGGGAAGTCTGTAAAGTTCTTAGAGTACAAGTCGTTTAGTTTTAGCGATAGGGACGAACCACTAAATGAAAAGTGGGTAAAAAAGGCGGTTTCGTTTGACGAGCTAATGATTCTTAATACTTATGATGAGGCCAAGAAAATCCTGTTTGGCGATGAAGATGAAACCGATTCTGACGATGAAGAAGATGAGAAGCCTGTTAAAGACAAAGCAAAAAAGCCTGTAGTTGATGATGATGAGGAAGATGAAGATGCGGACAACGATTCAGACGATGACGAGGAAGATTCCGATGAATCAGATGAGGATGAAGACGAGGAAGAAGAAAAACCGTCACCGAAGGCCAAGGCAAAACCAATAGCTAAGGATATTCCTGCTAAGGGAAGTAGCAAATGTCCTAATAAGCATGTATTTGGAAAAGACTGCGATAAGTTTCCTAAAGATTGTGATGAATGTGAGGAATGGGCAGATTGCAAAAAAGATAATAAAAAAAGAACGGGAAAGTAAATAATCATAATTATTGATTAATAATGTAAAAATATTATTTTATTTTAAGGAGAAAATAATGAAATTAAATAAAGGAAAAACTGTTGATGGTGGTTTATATTTGATTCCTATATTAGCAATATTTTTCCATAATCACAAATGGTTAGAACATATTTATATAGGAAGTGCTGGACCTGATGGATGTCTTATTCAAAAAGAATCTAAAATACATTTTCATATAGGTATTACATGGTTATTGTGGTTTATAGAATTGCAAATAGGGAATAATGATTAATAATATGAAACCTTTCAAAATTTTGTTTTAAGGAGAAAAAATGTCAATAGGTATTCATTTTGATAATAATACTCCTGGTCCTAATCTTAAAGATAAAATAATTACTAATAAAGAAACCGCAGATATAGAAAAATCTATATTAACTAAAAAGATTAAAAGGCCATCGCCTAATAGATATTTAACTGGTTCTGAATTATTAGATATTATTGTTGGCGGTGGTGAGGGGCTTGGATATCCATTTGGAAAAATAGTAAATTATGTTGGGGATAAAAGTAGTTCCAAGTCTTTCGATGCTTGCGAATTGATAGCTGCTAATTATTATAAGTATCCTGGGAAATTAGAATGGGTTTATGATGATTGTGAAAGCGGATTTTCATTTAATACGAAAAAGCTATATGGTTTCGAGATCATGCCTATGAACGAAAATAAACGTATTAAATCTCCTACCGTTGAAGAAGCATATTGCAATATAAGAAACTTTTTTGAAAAATTACCTAATGATAAATTAGGTATTTATGTAATTGATTCTTTAGATGGACTTGATTCAAAAGAAGGCAAGAAATTATCAGATGAGCAATTTAATTCGTTCAAAAAAAGAAAAGAAGTTGATAATATAAAAGAAGAAAAACTAGCAGGTTCCTATAGAATGGGGAAAGCAAAATATTTATCACAAACATTTTTCCCAGGACTTGCGGATTTAATTGAAAAGAAAAATGGAATGCTTTTAATTATTAGCCAAGTCAGGACTAATCTTGATCCATTCTCATTTGAAAAATACTCTCGCGCTGGTGGGAAAGCATTAGATTTTTATTGTCATACTGTTCTATGGCTTGCTAATGTTAATAAAATATTGAATAAAGGAATACCTATTGGAATTACGGTAAAAGCAAAAAATACAAAAAGCAAAACACCTAGGCCATATCGGGAATGCTTCATTAAGTTATATTTTGAATATGGCCTTGATGACATTACTACTAATATTGATTATCTTTATGATTTTTTAACTCCACAAGGGAAACTAACAAAAAACTCTAATGGTAATTGGGATGATAAATCAATGTCAAGAAATGAGCTTATAGAATATATCGAGAAAAATAATCTACAAAAAGAACTAAAGAAAAAAGTGCGAGAAAAATGGGAAGAAATAGAGAATAGTGTCAAGCTAAATAGGAAGCCAAAATATGAATAAGGTATATAATGATTATTCAGAAAGTAAGGATATTATAAAATCTCATGATGTAGTATTAACATGGTGTGGGTGTGGAGAACCAGGGGATTATATTTACTGTGTAGGTTTTTTTAAGGATTTTGATCCCAATGAATTAGATTGTAAACATATAGTATTAGCTTCAGAAGCTGAAATAAACAAAATTATAGAATCAAATGATGACCAATAAATATATGAATAAACTATTCAAAATAACAAGAAAAGAACAATATCAATGTTGGTTAAAGTATAATAGATTAAGGATGAATGGACTTAATTACAATGAAGCGATAAGAGAATTAAGATATTCTACAAGTAATGAAACTATTAACTATTTTATAGCATTGGCTATGGAGGTAATTAACTCAAAAATAATTATTGGAAGTAATGATGGCAGAAATGATAATAACACTAAATCTAGTAATTTATGAAGATGGTTTTGGATTTGTTATTAAAAAGGAAAATGACGAAATTTTTGCAAGGAGTAGATTGTATAATTCTATTGAAGCTTGTAAAAAGGGAATAAATGCACTAGAAAAGGAAATGGCTATGGCAAATAATATTGACATTATAAAGGAGTAAAGATATGAAATTTAATATTAACGAAACAAGTGATAATAAATACTGTTTTCAATTAAAAGATGATTCTAATAATATTGTAATGGCAAGTAAAAAATATAATACAAAAAAATCATGTAAAAATGGAATAGCGGAATTTAAGCAAATAGTAAGAGATGCAGAGATAGTTCAGGAATAAATAATGAAAAATCCTATCATTTTTTTAGCTATTTGTGCTTTTATTATATTTTTTATTTTAGGTATGTTTGTATCTAGTAATAAAGACAAATCAAGTCTAGTTCCTTCTATTTCTATGGATTGGAATGCCGCTCCAGAGGAAGTAGAATTGATTGCTTATATATCTATAGATGGAAGTGGGAAGGTATACCCTTTTAGATGTTATAAGTTAGGAGAATTTGCATTTGATGATTTGCCTGATGCTATGCATCCCGAGAAACCTTTATATGGTTGGGTAAAATACTGGCATTTACTTCCGGTAACTCCATGATAATAGTTAATTTTACTGAAGAAGAATTGAGACTTTTACGAGAAGTGGTCATAAATGAAAAAATAAATCATAGAAAACCATTATTACAAAAGAAAGGATTGATAAGTAGGCTTGAATTACAGTACTGTAGAATAGAAGATAAAATCTGTAAGGCATTACAACAAATTGAAAAAATAGGAAGATAGAAAATGTGGATAAATAAAAATTTTGAAATAACGTTTGAATATGATAATAATAATTTTGATTTTATTCCTATAATTGCTTTTTATACTCATAGGCATTTTAATGAAGTAAAACAAAAGTGGCATTTACACTTTATGATTCAATGGCTATTTTGGTGGATTGAAATTAGGATTGGAAGTGAGAACGAATAAATGAAAAGTAAATATAATCCCAATGATTTATATTCAAGATTGGAAAGAATTATTGGGATAGGATTAAAGGCCACATTATTATCGCCTAGTGAAGGATCAGATCGTTTCAAATCATTTATAATTGATGATATAATGGATGAGATTTATAAAATAGACATGTTAAAATATGGTGGTAGAAATGTATATAGAAGACGATTAAAAAATAATGAAGCAAAAGATCAAAAAATTACCTAAACTAAAAACATTAAAAAATAAGGTATCAATAAAGAATATTTCAAGGAAATGGAAAATACTTAATGTTTGTATAGTAATTTATAGTATAAATATATTAAAAATAATCTAAAAACTATACGATTTTATGTTTATAAATTTGAATATAGTGTATAATAGTAAATGTAGAGATTAATTCCTTCGTATGAAGGGATATCAATTAAACCACCTAGAGTGGTGGAAATTGGAGCACAAGATGAACGGACAGAGCTACGGACAGGGGAACGAGTTCGGCACGAGGCGCAAGGCGACCGATTTGACGGGCAGGCTCAGGACGCTGGCCCCGAGGAGTTTCCGCAAGCAGGGCAGGCACTACATGGACGAGATATCTCCCGAGGATATCGCCTCCGAGATCATGGGCATTAGCCGGGCGGCCTATCGCGAAGCCGACGTGGCCTTAGCGCTCTGGAAGAAGGAAGTCGCTAAGGTCGAAGCGGCTCAAGAAGCGCTCGACGCTTGGAACAAGAAGGCTTCCTGCGAGCGCAACAGAAACAAGCCCGAAGTCCCCGAAATGCCCACGCGGCCCTCGGATAGCATCAAGATACTCGACCGCGTGAAATCCTTCATGCAGTTGTAATAAAATAAAGGGGTAAGGTTGAAAATATCTTATCCCTTTGTTAATTTATTAAAAGGATATAAATGAAAAAACTTCCCAAACTAAAAACATTAAAAAATAAGCTAGATAATACTTTCAATCTATATATTCGCTTGCGTGACAAGAAATGTATATTATCAGGTAAAAAAGACCATCTACAATGCTCACATTATTATGATTATATGCAGACGCCTAGCCTAAGATGGGATGAGCGAAATGCCCATGCCATGACAAATAGAATACATTATAAACACCATCATGGCAAGGCGGCTGATTATGCTCATTTCATGTATGAGAAATATGGAATGGAGTTTATGGAACAATTATATTTAGACAGCAAAAAACCATTTATAGCTACTAGAGAACACTATATAGAAAAAATTGAATACTTTCAAAATAAGGTCAAGAAGCTATCTAAGGTAAGAAAGTACGTGGAAGCGTAATGCATTTATCCTAGCCATTATAGTATTTGTTTTAGACGAGATTTTAAGGTAGTTAATTAGGCTAGTTTACTTAACAAGTTTTAAGTAGATTGGTTATTTTTATGGTATAAATATATGAAAATAATGGTTTATTTGAAAGATATTGTTAGACAAACTCTAAAAATGATATATAATGATATTAGGTTGATTGATAGGAGGAAGATATGAATGAACTTAATGAAGGTGATTTTGCTCCTGAGTTTATTACCGAAAAAGAATATATGGAACAAGAAAGTGCGTGCTTAGAAGATATGGATCATGAAGAATCAGAAATAGCTGAAGAACTTTCCGTTCCCCCTTGCAACGATGGATATTATTGATCCTAACATGCAAAAACTGATAGCAGATATCCGCGCCGCCGCGCATAAGGAAAGGCAGGAAAGTACGAGAAGAGGCAGAAAACACCATAGCGCAAATCCTATATAGGGTATAGGCCGGTTTTGCTATATATCTGTATAGTAGATTGGTCTCTTTTTGTTGAAGAATCGTAAAAATAAGCCAAAAATAGATCAGATATCGTTAGACAAAATCTGAATATATGATATAATATTATTGAGGTTGATTGATAGGAGGAAGATATGGCTAAGTTGCCGAATGATGTTTTTCAATTGTTGGTTGATTGTAAAATGAGATTTGATGAAATGGAACCAATAGAAAATTTAGAGTGTTGGTCAATGGACCCTGATTGTCCATCTGATATTTATGAGTATTATAGATTCAGGCTTAATTTAAACAATACAGTAAAAGCTTATTATCCTAAATCTATAGATTAAAAATGAAGCTAGAAAAAGTCTATGAAAAATTGTTAAATACTCTTTCGCCTACTATTGATTCCACAAAAAAGTATTGGGTAATAGCGGCATCGTTAGATCATCATAATAACATCATTTCGATAGGCGAGAATTCATATCAGAAAACCCATCCCATGCAAAGCAGATTATCATTAAAATGTGGAAATAGGAATAGGGAATACCTCCATGCTGAAATTGCATCATTAGTAAAAAGCAGGAACAAGCCTGAAAGCATAATTGTAGTTAGGATGACGTGTGGAGGATTAGTTAGAATGGCTAGGCCATGTAATATTTGCAATTTAGCCTTGCGAGAAGCAGGAATTAAATATATCTATTTTTCTGGCGATGATGGATTATTACATTTAGAAGAGATTCACTACTAGGAGGGTAAAATGAAAAGTAAATCTATAATAAAAAATTGGCATATTGAAGATCGAGGTGAGTATTATGCTCTAGTTGGTTCAGTTTTTGAAGATGACCGTTTTAATAATGATGAGATTATTCATACTTCGAGGCTTATGAATATTGATTTTGAACACCATAAAGCAGAAACAAGAAATACTATATACATATTATCCTAATTAAGGAGAAAGAAAATGCAAAGTGCAAGAGAATTAGCTTTACGAATAGAAATGTGTAAAAAGATTGCTGGTCCATATGCAGATGGTACTGCTCCACTTTCGACAGCTCCACGATTAACAATGGAACTGACTATGGATTATATTCTTGACAATCTTGATTGATAAGGGGGGGGATTATGAATAGCAAAATAGAGGAACTTATAAGTGAATGTCGGTCTTATTTAAATAGAATAATAACAAAACAAACATCCAAATCCGAAAAAATTGATTACGGATGGAAAGCATTAGAAAAACTTAGACTTATTGAAATGGAAATAAAAGGAAGTAAACAATGAATGGATATTTTATCTTTAAGGAAAATAACAATATTCCTTATTGGATTGACCGTTTTCGATATGAAAATATTCCTCATAACATAGCCTTCAAAGTATTCAGAAAAGATAATAGAATAACATTAAGAGCAAAAGGATATGGGGAATATGGTCCTGGTAATTACGGTAATGGAGAAATAATTGTTATACTTATTAGTATAAATAATGAATCAATAAAGGAAGGCTTAATACATGAAGCAGAATACAACGATAGAAGATTACACCATCCTTCCGCCTACTGATAAGCCTTGGTTAAGAAGAAGACCGTTTCATAATCACTGCGAAAGGATTCTTACAGTAAGTAAACAATTAACTCAATGTAAAAATCCGATTGCTTTTCAAGATCAAGCTACCGGATTTTATTTCTGTCATAAATGTACTAGGGAATTATATAGAATCAATGAAGCTAGAGGGAAAATAAAATCATTTGAAAAAGCTATAGAGGATAAATCCCAATAATGATAGAACACTAATTATAGTGGACATAGCTAGGACATTTCTCTGCAGTTCCAAGGATTGAATATATTTTTTTGATTCTTCCGAATTCTTTTTGAGCAAGGCTATTATAGTATCTGATTCGTTCAATGCTAGTGCTGATTCCTGCAAATATTTTTGTAGCTTCCTCTCTCTCAGTAAAGATGAATTGTAATTCAGTTGTAGCATTTGAAATTGCTGTTCTAGCAATATTATTGCTTTCTCTTGTTCTATCAAGATCCAATCTAAATTGCTCGCTAAGTTGTTTATATTGGTCTCGTTCTCCGCTTGTGGTAAGGTATAAGTAGATTCCGAATCCGATTGAGCATATAAGCAAAATGGAAACAATAAAAAGAGCAATACGATACGCCACATTATTTCTCCTTTATGTTGCCAATTGGATTATTTGATTCCAAAGTACACCTTGACTTAAAGAGTTAATCATCCTTAAAGCAAATCTCTTTCTTCGCCCTTGTTTCGATTTTTCAGTCGTTCCATTTTCATCTATCTCTAAGGTTTCCTGTTTACCAATAATCATTAAAGCCACAACGGCGGCTAGTCCTATTCTCCACCAATCAATACTTATATCAATAATACCATTAGATTTTAATAGAGGAAGATAATTTGAGCATAGTATCCCAATGATAGTGAGGATATACGCTAAAATATCATCAAGGACATCAAATACTTTATACCAGAATTTTTTTAACTTTCCCATATCATATCCTTTTCTTTGATTTTTTCTCGATGGCCACAATTACAACATTCCATGCAATTATCTTTTATTATCCATTTATTTTTACCGCAAGCTATACATTCAAGATTAAACAAGATGAAACACCCTTAGACTAACTATTTCTCCATATTTTACTGTTTGGGAATCATAGAGGCTGTCCCAATCAGCTAATCTAAAATGTCCTGTTGTAACACCTGTTTTTTTTCTTTCCCATCTTTGTACTATTTGATCTCCTGGTTGAGTAATATACAAGGGTGATTCTTTTGTTAATATATATGTTTCACCTGTCAATCTATTCAAAATAGATTCTGGCTTTTTTACAAAGAAGTTATCATCATCATTTTTATTCGTATAGTTATAGTGTATTTCTCCTTTATCAATAGCTTCTATCATAGTAATAATAGGATCAATAGATTTTTGAGTTAATCTCTCTGCTATTTTAATTATAGCTAAAACGTAGCAAGCTGATTCTCCGGCTTCGGCAAAAAATGTTTGTATCCCTTCAGGCATCATGGTGTTGTTCCTTTCGTAACTAAATATGCTATTGCCGCTCCTATTATCCCTGATATAAAAGCCGTGATAAATGTACTTACAATAAGATCATACCTTTCTTTTGGTTTATTCTCAAATGGTTCAATCCTTTTATTGAATTCATTTTTTGTAATATAAATATCCCGCATATTGACTATACTTATTTGTATTTCTTTTAGAATACTTTTTATTTCTTCAATAGCTAACTCTATGTTATCTATTTTTTGAGCATTAATATCGGCATTACGTTCGGCTAGATGTAGTCTATCAGCCGCTTTATCCATTTCTGTCTGTAACCTCTCATGATAAATACATGGTTCAAGCATGATGTACTCCTTAAATTATTCTATATCCTAATTTTATGATGCCTTCAGGGAATTGATAACCTTTACTTATTACTTCACATTTTTTTGTTCCTAACATCGTTCTTGTTGAACGATTTATTTCTATATTAACAATATCACCTACTTCCATTGCATAATATTTAATCGGAACTAATACCTCTCCAATACCATGAACATCTTTGCTATAATTTAATACTGTAGTAGCTAATGAAGTGGCAGAAGATAAATTCTCTATTATTGAAAAAAATTCTTTTTGATTGTAAACTTTATATTTTTTGTATATTGTTTCTTCTTGAGAAGTATCAGTATACCAGGTATAAGGAGAAGTATACCCTGATTCCCAATTTTTATTATATCCCATTTTTATAGATGTTATTACTTCAGACGGATCATAGTTTATAGAGTGATTATTAAGAATATCATGAGCATAGATAGTAGTAGAAGCGGTAGCGGTGGTATCTACTATTTTGAATGAATATTTATTATCGGCGGTAATTTTGAATATACCGAATACTGAAGCACATATATCTTCAATAAGATCAATAACAGAAATATCTTCTATTGCTTTACCATCTTGAATATCAATAGAAATTAATGGAGCCAATGCTTCAGAAGCTGCCCAAGCCGTTGTATCATAATAAGTAGAATTATAAATAGCGCCATAATATAAACTCAATAATTCTCTAATAACTTCAAGAGCATTTTTACTGTTACAAGTATATGTTATTTCTTTAGTAAACTTTTTCCTTTTATCAGAGATTCCAATAGTAAATATTTCTTCATCTACCGATACATTTTCTACTAATGCTGTATATACAGTCAAATAATCATTTATAGATATATCTTCAAAACCTAATAAAATTCTTACTTCATTACCATATAAATTGTTATCTATTGCAAAGGTATCAAATTCACCATCGCTATTTAACAATGAAACTGATCCAGTATCGAATTGTATCTTACCAAAAAATAAAGGGTCTCTTGCTTGCTTTATTTCTATATTACTATTTATTCT